TACCGCAAGCAGCACGAACTACTGAGAATACTTCAGTATCTTCAACTTCTGCCATCTCAGCCTGTGCACGAACCTGAGAACGATCCAGCACATCAAACCGACGAATTGCTGGCTCTTCGACTGGAATACGAACCAAGCTAACGATGGGGAATGGAACTAGCTCAATACGCTTGTACGTATTGCCGTCTAGAACACGCGGAGCACCGCCACGTTCGCCAACTGTCACTGCACTAAACTGAGCGTCCAGATCATACCAAATCGGTGCGCCAGCTTCAATGTGATGAACAGCAAGAATCTTACGACCAAGACTTACATAATCTCGGCCTTCCTTGAAAGGCTCCAACATCTTCTGGCCAACCTCGTAACGACCCTGTGGGTTCGTTAGTTGACGACCAAGACGTTCCGCAGCCTTTGCTTTAATTACTTTCATTTTAAAACTCCTTTTATCTTTCCGTTTGAGAATCTATCTTAAGTTACAATTAGTACTGTACAGCAAAGGTCATTTCCAACGCACGAGCATTGTCACCAGCATGACCGTAGCTAAGAGCGATACCAATCTTAGGACAATTTGGACCTGTACCGTTACCAGACGTTGTGACCTTACCAGTGGTAGATGGGTAAAGAACATCGCCAGCAGCAAAAGTCAAACCTGATTGCAACTCTGTGTTCTCAATGACTGCAAAATCCACAATCATTGCACGTTTCTCACCAGATGGTGCACCAACGACTGTGGCAGTCGTGGTAGGACCAACTGAAGTAGCGAGAACGCGATCCTCAAGAGCAACACCTACTAGTGCGTCCGCAGCACCAGTACTAATTGCAACTTCACCGGAAGTGTCAACCGTTAGCAACCGACCTTTTGCCCAAGCTGTAGTTTCCGTAGAAGCGACAGGCTTAGAAATTCGGCTGTAAGCACCGTGTTTAATGTTAAGACCCATTGTAAAATCTCCTATTCTTTTCTTTTATCCGTTACTGCTTGGCCGTTGCTGTCGAAAATGCAAAGTCATCCTCAACAGAACCTGACTCGTCATTCATCTGAGAAGGAATCATGCCGATCATTCTGGCCGATACAACACGTTCCCCCTCTACCTTCTTATAATCTTGGCTTTCATGTAATTTGTGTGCAATTTTAATAGATTTTTCAAGATTTTCTGCTTCTTTGGCTAGTTCTGCATCATCCAGTTTAGCCAAACGTAAAGCCTCTGCCTTGACATTTTCCTGCTCAATCAAACCAACAGAGGCCATCTTTTCTGCTAATTTAGCAGTTACAGTAACACGGGCTTTAACATAATTGTCATATTCATAACGATTTACAGAGTCCTTCAATTCTGCATTTTCTTTCTTTAGAGACTGAATCTTTGCAGTAACTGTAGGAAGTGTCTCGGTGAATTGTTTAATTAATGCATCTTTCTGCTTCAACTCAGCAATGACTTCACTGAATTTCTTCTTAGCCATGTTACCCATTGGACCAACCTTTTCAGCCTTTGGAGCAGGTTCCCCACCACTTACAGGTGGAACATTGCCAGTATCCTCTTCCAATGCTTCATCCTTGTACGTATCTGGTGTATCAGAAATTACATCTTCCTTCTTCTTGTCTTCAATTATCTTCTCAAGCTTACCAGAGAAGTTCTCATTGACGACTGCACCCTCACCAGCGACAACTTTAACAAGGTCTTCTGCAACCTGACGAGCGTTTGCAGTTTCATCATTAGTAACATAAACTTTTAAGAAATCCAAAACGGCATCTTCAAGATCAGATTTCTTAGGATCATCCTTTGTCATATCATCTAATGACTTGTCATCCACTAGTGCGTCTGGTGCCTGTGGTTCAGCAACATCAGGAAGTGCTTCTTGCATTGGTGCCATTTCCATGCCAGCACCAGAAGAAGGAGCACCCATCTGTGCAATGATTAGACCTTTGCCATTCAAATCCTCTTTGTATGCCTTACGTGCACCCTTGGCCTTTAGTACACCTTCCAACTGTTTCTTGTATTCATCAGAATGGAAGATATCTACAAACTTCTCAACCTGTGCACCAAACGCCTGTTTTGCACTAACTGAGAAAATTGCATTTCCCTTATGTTTGACAACATAGTACGAATCATGTGGATTCTTTGAATCTTTAACAAGTTTCGCAGAATACATAGGAAGCTTGTCACCAAGACCCTGTTCTAAACCAGTACCACAAGGAGGCATACCAGACCCTGTGCCACACTCTGGAGCAGGTATAGCAGTAACTTCTGTAACTGCAAGACCGTCAACAGGAACATCTGTAGCAACTTCGCCACCCTCTTCAACAACCTTCTCCTCGATAATGACACTTAACTGATCAATAAGTGATTTTGCTTTTTCTAAACCACCTAAACCATTCTGATCATTTTCTGGTTTAATGGGTGATGTTGGGAAACTGTCTTTATTCTCTTCAGACTTTGGTTCAGACTCTTTCTTCTCTTCGGACTTTGGTTCAGACTCTTTCTTCTCTTCTTTCTCTTCCTTCTCGTCACCTTCATCTTTTTCATCATCATCAGCAGTTACAGCCTTACCAGCAGTCTTTTTCTCAGGATTTGCAGAGTTTGTCTCTTTTGACTGAGTACCATTTGGAGTTCCGCTATTCAGTGGAACTTTTTTTGGTGCTGGTTTGCTGTCTTCAGGATTTGCAGAGTTTGTCTCTTTTGACTGAGTACCATTTGGAGTCGTTGGCATGTCAGAATTTTTTAGTTGTGCAATCTGTGCTTCCAACATTGCAATCTGTTTAAGCTTCGCAAGTTCAGATTCCAAAGCTTCAATCCGTTTTGATGCTTCAGTCTTAGACTTATTCGTATCACAACACTGATCACCCTTGTCCTTGCTTGGGAACTGGTCTGTCTTTACAGTTCCTTCGGGAGTTGGTTGCTCTTCATCCTTGACCTTATTGGTATCTTTGGCCTGATCACCATTTGGAGTACCATCATTCATTGGCTTACCTTCAGCCTTTGGTTGATCTTCGGGTTTCACTTTATTTGTTTCTTTATTCTGCTTACCATGCTCACCAGCTTCTGGATTCTTTGGTGCGCCAGAAGGAACTACAACGGGTGCCTCGGTCTGACCAGTAACTTCTAGCATTTCAGTTTCATCCTTTACAGCTTGTTCTAAAAGGGCAAAAGCTTGATTTGCTGTCAAATTCTCAATCTGACTAGCTGAAGCAAGCCGGAAAGTATTCAAAGCTTCAATTGCGGAAGTTTTAGCCAACTTGCCACTCTTAATAGCCTGACAATAATCCAAAGGAGAATTATATTTAGGCATGGCAGGAGCAGCACCGGGAATCAAACCATGTTCCTCTTTATATCGTTTAAGCTCACGAGCAATCAGGTTTGGGTCATGTGAAGCAACTGCCCCACCACTACCTGCACTAGCACTGAGCAAACGATCATCAACACTACGGACAGAACCTTTAGAACCACGATTTGGATTACTTGGTCGATCTGGCATGTCGTCACTCCCATCCTCTTTTTTAGCTAAAATCTTCTTTATCAAAGCATCAGGATCAGCAGGTTCACCAAATGTAATAATTGAATCTTCAACACCCTCTAACGACATATTAATTTCTTCAACCTTCTGACCAATCTTTTCTTTAAACTTCCCACCATCTTGACCTAAATAAACACGGCCTTTAAGATTCAAATCACTTGGTGACAAATGTTCACACCAATCATTTTCTTCATATGCCAAATTTTCACAAACATTACAAATACTTTGTCCAACCAAGACGCCCATCGAAGTACCAACCACATCACCCTTTTTAACAGCTTTAACAATCGTTGGAGCAAGTTGATTTTCTACTTCAAGTAAAAAATCAATGGACTTTTCATCTTTGATAGGAATTGCATCTAAAATCGTGCCTACCCGCTTTGAATTATCGTGATTTAATAAAACTGGACAACCTACCCAAGACTCGTACATATACTTGCCATCTTTCTTTTTGGCAAGTAATTCAGTCCAAGGGAAGAAATCACCATTCTCATTTGCTACATCGCCATGCAAGCCGCTTGTAACAATATATGTACATCCCGGTTTTGTAGATATTACATATTTTGTAGCTTCTGTCTCTTTTGCTGCTTCACAAACTTCTAACTTACTTGCTGCAATAGATGCTACACGTGCCTGAAAGCGAACCTTACCTTCGTCTGTGGAAGTATCAAATACTTCCTTTAT